TCGAGTCTAGATTGGGACAGCTTGAAGATGAGATGGTCACGGCTGATGTTAAAATTGGGGATTTACTGGACAAACATATGGTGGAAGAAAAGGTACAACGGGACCAGCTTGAAGAGAAAGTGAACTTCTATGAAAAAGAATTTAATATTAACCCCCTATCCTGGGGAAAGAAGAAAAATAAGTAAAATGTGCGAAATATGCTACATTTTGGGCGTTGACAAATGTCAACCAAGAGAGTAAATAATGGATTTTATGGCTATATATGGCGAAGCTGGGATGATTGGAGTAGTAGGTGTGATGTTTGTTTATTTAGTCATATCAATGTCGAAGAAGTCAGAGTCTCAACAAGAGTCTTTGAAAGAATTAGAGGTAGAGAATAAAGGTCAGTCTGAAAGTATTAACAATATGGAAGGAATGATAATCAAATTAATTAGCAGATGGAATGAGTCAGACGCTGTAAGAGATAGAAGATATGAACAGATGATGGAGGCAGTATCAGATTTAGAAAAACAATTATCACGAATGGATGGTATTATGTCACGAATGAACGGAAATGGGAGACATTAATGGATAGCATAAAAGTTTCTTTAGGTAGCGTAGGTAGTGGAGCATTACTATTCATGGACTTACTTCCATACGTATTAGGTATTATAATTGGAATAATGAATATAATATATTTATATTATAAAATTAAAAAAACAAAGGAATCGTAATGGATATTAAAACAATGTTAGTTAAGTTGGCTGAAGAGCAAGCTGAAATAGTACAAGAGCAAGCAATAGGTCACATAGCATCAGATGATTTTTCTGATAAGATGGCTGAGATGTTAAACGATAAAATCAATATACCTTTTGTCAAAGAAGAAAAAGAAGGTAAGATGTTTAAAGAATTAGTAGAAGTTATCCAAGACCTAGTTATTGGATTGATGAAGGGTAAATAGTATGCCTGCCAAGAAAGACCCTAGATTGAAAAGAGCTGGAGTATCTGGATTTAATAAGCCTAAGCGTACTCCGGGACATCCTAAGAAAAGTCATATTGTTGTAGCTAAGGAAGGGTCTAAGATTAAAACAATTAGGTTTGGTCAGAAGGGAGCTAGTACAGCAGGTAAACCAAAAGCTGGTGAATCCAGAAGAATGAAAATGAAAAGAAAATCGTTCAAAGCAAGGCATGGTAAGAATATAGCTAAGGGTAAAATGTCTGCTGCTTATTGGGCGGATAAGGTAAAGTGGTAATATGAATAAAAAAGTTAAAGCTCCTAAAGGTTATCATTGGATGAAGTCAGGTAAGGGTCTTAAGTTAATGAAGCATAGTGGTGCATTTAAACCCCATAAAGGTGCTAGTCTTACTGCTGGGTTTAAAGTACAAATGAAACACTCTAAGCCTAAAAAGAAATAATGGCGTCAGCTACAAAAACAAAACCAGCTTTATGGAAACGAATAGTTTCTTCTGTTAAGGCAGGAACTAAAGGTGGAAGAAAAGGTCAATGGTCTGCACGTAAAGCTCAACTAGCTACTGCAAGATATAAGAAAGCAGGTGGTGGATATAAAGGAGCTAAGTCATCTAGTAATAGTTTGACTAAGTGGGGTAAGCAAAAATGGGACTACGTAAGTAAAGGTGATAAGAAAAAACCTAAGAAGAAACGTGGTCGTTACCTACCTGAGTCAGTTAGGAAAAGCCTTAGCCCTTCTCAAAAAGCAAGCACTAATAGAGCTAAGAAAAGAGCTACTGCAAAGGGAAAGCAAAAAGCTAAATATAGTAAATCAGTTGCAAAAAAAGTAAGGAGAGCATAATGCCACAGGGTAAAGGTACATACGGTTCAAAGAAGGGAAGACCTTCAAAAAAGAAAAAAGGTAAAGCGTTAAGCAAGAAACAAAAGGCTCTACCTAAGAAGCTTCAAGCTTTAATAATGAAGAAGAAGAAGAAGAAATAATGCCTAGATTTGGGAAGACAAGTAAGAAAAGATTAAAAGGTGTAGACGATAGGTTAGTTAAAGTTCTTAATGAGCTTATTAAAATTATGGATGTTACTATAATAGAAGGTTTACGCACAAGTGAAAGGCAAGAAGAGTTATTAAAAAAAGGAGCTACTAAAGTAAAGTACTCTAAGCACATGGAAGGTAAAGCTGTAGACCTATCTCCTTATCCTATAGATTGGAAGAATAGAGACGGGTTTCACTATATGGGCGGAATGATTAGAGGGATAGCTAAACAACTTGATATTAAGGTTCGTTGGGGTGGAGACTGGGACTCTGACGGAGATGTTAAAGATAATGGATTCGATGACTTGGTACATGTGGAGATACTTGATTAATGCCTAAACAACTATATACTATAAATAAATTTGACGCTGGAATAAATACAGTTAAGGATGCAAGAGATTTATCTGAACCAGAGTCAAGTGCTATAACTAATATGGCAGTTGATGCACAGGGAAAAATAAAATCTGCAGGTAGTCTAGTGCAACAGAAAGCTAACCCATCTGATGTAAGCGGTAGCATTCTTTCAAAGTATATATCTAAACGTACTGCAAGGCTAGAAATAGGAACAAGTGCCCCCGGTACAATTACAGGAAGGCTTAACCTTGGGGGAGGGTATAACTTCTTTTACTTTGAGTCAGACCATAGTATATTTGATGATATTGATAGCAATGTAAGAACCGTAGGAAGTGCTGATGGAAATATAAGTTTTGGCAATCCTCAGAATACAGCAGTAGATGGAGTAGGAACTTCAAGCTCTGCTGATATTCCCGGTGCAGGGTCTACGGAGTAAGATATGGCTTTAGCAGTACTTCCATCAAAATCGTTTATTAAGATAACCGTTTCTGGAACAGCAGATTACTGGACTTCTAATCAAGGTTTTTTAGTAGGAGATATAATAACTGTTAGTGGTAGTAAATTTAACGATGGAGTCTTTATTGTTTCTGGTTTTATCCAACAAGGTGGCTCTCATTATATGATGGTTATTGGGAAACCTATTGTAGACGAAACAGCCTTTACAGTTAATACAGATGTAAATCATAGTAATACACAGACTACAATAAATATTGTAGACAGTCCTGATGTTAGAGTAGGTCAAACTATTACAGGTAATGGAATTCCTGCAGGAACTGTAGTTAATTCAGTTACTGGAACTGAAGGAGTTAATGTAAGTGCGGTTGTTATTTCTCAAGCAGTTACAGGTTTAGGCTTAGGAGAAGGAACATCTCCCAAACCTATGACCTTTACAACTTCTCCAGACGGAGCATCAACTTCAGTTAGAATAAAAGCTAAGAGGTCTACAGGAGATAGGTTGTGTGCTCTTGGCGATGCGGCTAATAATAATATAGACGTATGGTCTTTTAATAAAGCAAGTACTTCATCTAATACTGATGATGGGTGGGGAAGCGAAGAGATAAATACAGGTATAATTTCATCAGCTAGTGAGCACGTTTCTACATCTCAGTTTATATTTACATTTTCTGATGAAGTACTAAGAGTTTCTGATATAAATGTAGAAAACAATTCAATACTTAAATGGTATGGATATATACAAATGAATCAGTTCTTAACTGCAAACGATTCAGTCTCTTTAGCTTTTAATGGATGGTATGAACATCCTGCTTATTTAGAAAGACCAGCTTCTATTACAATGGCAAGTTCAAACCAAAATGCAGTAGACACAGATTCCCATTATAGTGTTTTAAACGATGTAGTAGACAATCTAGCTGGAACAAACGTTTTAACTTCAGAGGTAGTAACTGCAATAACTGAAGATTCTATTACTTTTGATACTGGTGGTTCTAATCCTAGAGTAGCTAATCATTTTTTTGAAATGGGTCAAGTATACTCAGTTCTTTCTCGTTCTTCTGAAAAACCAGAATGTTTTATGGTAAGAAAAACAGCAGAAGGTAAAAGTAGTTCAACACCTGTAAAAGTATATCGTGGATACGGAGGAACTCCAGATGTTGAGATAGCTGATAATAGTGGTGATATATATAAAAGAGGATTAGGATGGAATATAGGAGTCATTGAGGGAGCAGGAGATGGTACTTGGAGTGCAAAAGAATATGAGTTTTTTCAAACATTTATATACGATGAGAATCAAGAAAGTCGTCCTAGGGTATACGGAGGAACTTTAACAACTACTAACGAAAACAAAGCTTTGAAGTGTACAGTATATGCTGATAGATTTTACAATGGTAGAATTACTGGAGGTAGAATTTACATAAGAGAAAGAGGTAGTGATAACGATTTAATTTTATTTGCAGATATAGATATAAGACTTGGTGTAAGAATGACTCTTGACGGAAGGTATAAACCTTGGGTAAAAAGAGTTGATAGTGATGCTAACCATACTGAAAATTCTGGATACTACTCAGCCACTAGTTCTTCAGAAGGGTTAAAATCTACTAACCCTAACTTTGACACCTATAAAACTCTTAATGGATATTCTGAAGAAGTAAAATTTAACTCAATAGGTAAAGAAAAAGAATTATACAAGGCTTCTGTTATAGCAAATAGAAGGCACTTTATAGCCAATGTTAGAATTAAAAAAGGTAGTACTAAAAAAACTCACGGTGATAGAATAATGTTTAGTGAGTTAGGAAAGTTTGATACTTTTACTGAAGACAATTTTATAGATGTTTCTAGAGGTGACTATGGAGAGTACGTAGCCTTAGAATCTTTTGCAGATAAACTTTTAGCCTTTAAACATAACACCACTCATATATTAAATATATCTAGTCCAACTCCTTCAGGTTGGTTTTTAGAAGAAAGCATAAAAAACTCTGGGGTTTCTTTTCATTATAGTATTGTAAAAACTGAATTTGGAGTTGTATGGGCAAATGAAAAAGGATGTTTTATTTATAATGGAGCTGATACGGTAGACTTAACTAAAAACAAATTAGGTATATTCGAGTCTACTAATTCTAATATACCAGTCTGGTCTGACTTTGCAAATGGAAATTTACATTTTAAAAGCATTATGTGTGGCTATGATGATATAAGTAATCAGTTAATTGTAATGAGGTCTCCTTCAGATTTAAGTACAAATAGTAATCAATGTTTTATATATGATTTTGATACTAGTGCTTGGACATATAATACAAATTTATTTACAGATAGCCATTACTATACTAACTTTGCTAAAGATTGGAACAACAGTTTAATTATAGGACATGAAGAGTCAGCTACGGTAGTTGAGTTTTTAAAGTACAGAGCAAACATTAGTACTCAAAGTAATCAATCTATAATAACTAGAGATATAGATTTTGGGAATGCAGGATTAGTTAAAAAAATATACAAGGTTATAATAACTTACAAGTCAAGTGTAGACCAACTAACTCCTTTAGAGTTTGCGATAAATGGTACTGGTAGCTTCTCTGATTTTTCTACAGGTTCAAATGTAACACCTGCAGGTAATGACTCTGGAGATTTAGATGCTGTGTCTACTTGGGATGTAGGAGTTTTTAAGGCAGACAGTATAGTTAGTTGTCAAAGCATACAGTTTAAAATTGTTTTACCTGACTCTGGTACTTTTGAAATTAATGATATAACTATTCAATATAGAACTTTAAAAAGCAAGGAAGTTTCTTAATGAGAAATCATTCTAAGTTCTTAACAAATAAAAAACAAGATGCTTTATATTCTAACGAAGAAATGCATTTAGGTAATATGATTGAAGGTCAAGTATCTATATCAAACAATAAAAGCTCTAGCCCTAGTTTAAATCTTAAAAAAAATAATTTACTATATAAAGTTTACTTAACTCCAGATGGAAACAGATTTGTAGATAGAAAACTAACTACTAATATCTTAGAGTATACAAATACATTCATAGACTATAGAATATATAAACAT